AGTAATCTGTTCTGTCTGTCTGTTGTGGCCATTGTATATACAACGGTATTTATATGCGAGGTAATATGCGCTTATTAAGATAGACGCAGAAGTGAGTTCTCGTCGAAGTTGAAACGCAGTTTCTCTGTGATGTTGAGCGGCACATATGTTATAGTGGCCTGTATGGCTATGCCCTTGTCAGCTTCTGTGACCAGTATCTCCTGTGTGGAAATACGAGGATCCGCATTGAGATTCGCTGTGACATCGTCCACGATCGCCTCTTTCAACTGTTCGGTGAATGGCTCGAATATGGCATCATATATGATTGTACCAAATTCCGGATTCTCCACCCTCTCGCCCTTACGGACAGAAAGCCTGTTGATCAGGTCCTGCTTGGCAACCTCGAAGTCATACAGTCTGAAGTTCTGCTTGTCCGCGCGGCTACTGAAACCTTTGAATGTCACGTTCCTCTTTGATAGGTCTCTGTTGTCTTCAGCCATTAGTTCAATCTCCTGAATTCCACGTCAACTTTATTGTAGTCGACCATGTAGAATCCCGTGTCGGTCATAACACTGGCCCACGGCACCTCCTGTGCCATCACGCCCTGGTATGTGCCCGGCAACTTTTTGTATTTAAACGAATATATGTTGACACCAGATGATGATTTACCAATGTATTTTATATCTTCTTTGAGTCTCTGATCGCTAAATTTAAATCCACTAAAAAAGTTCTTAACAGCACCACCTATGCTACCAATCTTGTTCGCGAGATTCCCGCCCACGTTCTGTAGGAAGGTCTGTCCGCCCATGGCGGCATCTCTGGCATTGAACAGTCCTGCCTTGCTGGCCAGGCTCTTGACCTGATTCATGCCTACTATCTTGCCACCCACAACACTCGAGTACGTCTGTGTGATACTGCTGAGGTTGGATATGCTGGGAACGACGTTGCCCGCTGAAAGATTTTTAACCAACCCATCAACTGAATTCAGGGCGTTGTTGGCCAGATCGATATTGCCCGAGATTCCTGAAATCGTATTGTTGCCCAATGTGAACAGTTCACCGGCCTGGTTGACGAACACGTTGTCCTTGAACAGTTCCGTGCTCTTGCCCGTGAACTTCTCTACCACCTGTGACGTGAGACTACTGGTCAAGTCTTTTGCAGATGTGTTGAAATCGATGCCTTTGATCTTCTCTGATATGCTGTCCTTGATGTCGAATGGTAGATTTATTTTATTTGTTATTCCGTATATGTCGTTATACTTGGTTCCGAAGTCGGTAAGCAGTTGTTTGGCCTTGGTGGCGTTGGTGCTGGATCCCATCTTTTGTTTGACATATTCTAACGCGTCCGCCTGGTATTGCGCATCTCTGATCGCGCTGTTCTCACTCAACCTGTTCTGCTGGTTGACGAATTCTGCGGTGCCCGGTGTGTTGGCCAACTGGCTCCATCTCTTCTTGTCATCACTGTCCACGGGTATGATGCCATCATTGCCGATCACGCTGGCCCTGAACATGGGTTCATGCGTCACGAACCTGTGCACCGTGGTCTTGGTCTTCCTAGTGAACTGTTCTAGAGGTTTGATGCCTTTCTGTGTGAGCTCCACATCCCCCTCGTCCCTCAACTGCATTCCTGCTTTTTCTGGTGTGAGCCAATTTGGTCCCCACGTTGGACTCGCACTGGTGGAGTTGAAGTGCACCTGCGATCCCGCTAAATGTATCTGTCCAGAAGCGCCATGTAACTGTGTACCGCTGGTGAATGAAGATATTCCGTCCCTGGCGTAGTCCCTAACCGATCCTGCCTGTGAACTGTTCAGTATGCCTTTCTCTCCGAGATTCAACAATAGGTCAGCGGAGTGTATCATCTCCTTGGCGGAACTAAATCTCACCTGTCCGTTGGCGTGCATGTTGATGTTCGAATCTGAGTGCAAGTTGAAGTCTCCCTCTGTCCTCATGTTGATACCACCCACCCCCGAATATAGATCTATCCTGCCGTTGCTCTGCATCTCTATCCAGGCGTTTCCCGAACCGTTTGCTATGTACACCACTCCCTCGGTGTCGTGCATCAGAAGTTGATGTCCCGAAGAGGTCCTCAATCTTGTTAGTTGGTTTGTGCCATTCACAGCACCATCGTCCATGACGAACGTGTGACCTGTGGTCCTTGTCACGTAGTCGGTGGCTTCTGAATCTTTTGAACCCACTTTCTTCTTAGATGTGCCTGTGTCTTTCCTACCTGGTGTGCTTATACCAAACACCTGACTGGGTGTCTCTCTCCTGGCCGACGAAGTCGTTGTTCCCCTGATCGGATCAGCGATCAAGCCCTGTTTCAACAACACATCCGCGAAAGGATGTATGGGTTTTGGGGTCGACTCATAATTACCATTGGCGAGAGCACCCGGTGTGTTCCTGTTGAGTTCACCGGCTGGTACTGTTTTTGTTCCGTAATCTTTTTGCTTGTCGATTAAATCTTGTTGTGCGCCTGGGGGGCCTTCCTGTTCCCCGGTTACCTTGTCCCAAGTGTTGGCACTGGCCGCTATGCCCGGTGTCATGTGATTGGTGTAGGGATCCTGTATACAACCTATCCAGTAGGCCTGGTCCATCTTGCCCTCGGCGAATATGACGAGAACCTTGGTGTCCAGGTCGGGTGGCACCGCCCAGAAACCATACGAATGTTGACTGTCCTCGAACTCCCGGGAAACACCGTTGGTGTACTGTGCGCCCTTGGCACCATAGAAAGGTGATAGGTAGTCACAGGTTATCAACTGCTTCTCTGTGGGGTTCTCTGTCTTTACTAGGCTTGGTATGAAAACCTTGAGCCTTCCCATCCTGGCTGGGTCCTTGTTGCCCTTGACTACGCCGAGGTAGGGTCCGGGATTGGTTACTGACCATTCCTGGTTCCAGTTACTGCCCGACGGTTTGGGCGTCGATGCGTGTCCCTTCAAATAATCTCTCTGTGCCATTAACTAAAAAATCCTTTTATTTTAGAAATCAAGTCAGTAAACTTTCTTCCTATGTTACTTACATCCTTGTACACACCCTGCAGTTCGGTAACGAGTGTCTGTGCCTCACTGAAGGTTTTTACTTCAGATGTGGTGCCGTCTTTTGATACCACAACAGATGTGGGCTCAGGGTTGGATATGGTCACTCCCTGGTTATTAAATCTTGTCATCTGTAATACGTTGGTGTATTTGCCGTCCGAGAAATTATGTTCCACTCCGATCACCCTGTACAGTCCGCTGAACTCGGCCGACTGATCGCTCTGAAGGTCATACACCCCGGTCCTGTCGTTGAGGTCCGTGGGCATCCTGAAGTTCAGGAGCACGATGGGTTCCGCCACGTCGGGATTGTAGCAACGGAATGTGTCGTTCCATATCCTGTTCCTGGCACTCTGCCAGTAGTCCATGTCTGTGTCCCTGTGTATGCGCTTGGTACCAAATAATTCAGGACTCACTGGTATGAACTGGCTCTGTCCCAGCCATGCGGGATCGCCCAGTATCTCCATCCTGATGTTGACCATGTCCGCCAAAGGGTGTGTGAGCGTGTCTAGGAATGCGTCCAGTTCAGTGGGCGTACCTCCGGTCTTGCCCGTGCCTGGGCTGGAGAAGTTAGTGGTCTCGGTCTTCAGTAGTAAATTGCCATCACCAAAATGTTCTTGTGCTGTTGTTCCTCCCGTGGATTGACCCCTGACGTTCTCCACGGTGTTCTTCCTGGTGTTGGTGGCCTGCACGTCCTTGAGTGCGCCTTGGTAATAGGCCACCCTGTAGTTGATGTTTAGGTCCAACACGTCCACGTTGTCGCCCGTGAATATGTAGTTGTAGGTCTTGAACACGAAGTTCTTGAAGTTCTTTCCTGTGCTCACCCCTGGTATGGACAGCGAGTAGGCGTGTATCTTGTAGGGCTCTATGGTGAACTTGATTATCTTGGGATTGGTCGCACGTTTCAAATCAAAATTGCTGTCATCGGGTATCACACTGGATTTTATCCTGAAGTATTTGAAATAGAATTCCTCGGCCTGTTCCAGCACCGCCTGTGCACCGCCCTTGAACTGTGCCAGGCCCAACTCCCTGGATGCTTTCTGTCGGAACTCTTTGTATTTCTTTTCAGTGAAGTCTGGATGTCCCTTCATTATCTCCTCGAGCACCTTGATGATGTTGTTTCCCGTGTTGACCTTCATGAATTCCACTGGGACGTCTCCTGTGTCCACCACACTAACCACCTCGGCCTGTTGCTTGTACATTCCTGTCTGGTCTATGTTACTGACATCGAATGTCTTCTCGGGATTGAGATCCTCGTGTATGGAAATTTGGTATCTGTCCGGTATGCCGATCTTGCCCGCCGCCCGGTCATCCTCTGCCCCTTGGTTCATCAGGTCCTCCAGCGCTTTCACCACATCGGCCACCGTGTTGCCCTGTGGATAGAGACTGCCCGACGTCTTCAACTCCGAATAGGTGTTGACGAACCCAAACTCGTTGTAGGGTATGGCCCTCACCGTGTACACGGTGCCCGCCTGGCTGACATCCATCTGCATGTCTATGATCTTGATCGGTATCACACGCTTGGTGGCGTCCTTGCCGAACTGGTTGATTATCCGTGATTGTTCGTCGAACCCCCGGAACTCCACCGTTAACAGATAGGGTGCGTCCAGATGATCTAGGTAGTTGTTGTTGATGGCCGCTCCACGAATCCTCTCCAGTAGTGTTATGCCATAGGGTTCAACAATCACCATGGTTATGTCCGTGACCGAAGTCAACCTGCGTTTCTCGTTCAATCCCGGTAGCGAGTTCATGATCACACTTTTGATGTAGAGATCCCTGTTCTGGCTTAATATGTTCCTGCTCTTGTCCACGGCGCCTTTCAATCGTTCGTTCTGATTGATGGTTTTCTTGTTCTCCGTGTTGAGTTCTGTCCTGTCCCGGTTCTCGTTGGCACCTATGCCCGAGCTCCTGGCTATGATGTCGTGTGGTTTGGACTTCAACAATGTAGAGGTATTCTCGAGATCCTTCTTGCCCAGACCACTCAAAGTGAACAGCGTGTTGTAGGACGCGAACTCAAACAACATGTTGGGGTCTGATATGTTGGTCACATAGGTCTCGTCAGTTTTGTTTATGGTAGACTTGTTAGGAGCGACATCGTCCGCTGTCGCGTACTGCGGCTGTTGTACAGGATTGTTCTTGTGTAGGTTTGAAACCATGCCCTAAATCCCCAGGTCTTTGAGCAGATTCTCTTTCTTGGGCAACTGAACCGTCACCCCTGGTCGGAAATCGTAGATCGGATCCTCTATCTGGTCTGGATTCCTCTGAGCGAACACCCACCAAAGCCTCGGTGATCCATACAAGTCATAGGCCAACAGGTCTGGCCTGTAGGCGTAGGTTCTCTCAATGGTGTAGGATTGGTCATCCTGCTCTGCTGTTATGGTCCTAGGATTCATTATGTCTAGATAGTTCGATACTTCACGTGTCTCGAAGTACGGCGAAGTGTTTGAATATTTGGCCATTAGATAAATCCTACCTCGCTACTGCCCTTGCCATTCAACTCGCCTCTGACGAATTTCTTCATCGAGAAGTTTTTAATAGAATCTCTGCTGTATATTGGTGTGATCAAAACAGATATGTTAGAAAGTGTTGGAGCCCACGTCTGTGACTCGCCCTCCGCGTTCATGAAGAAACCAGCATCCGCGCCTGACAACTGTTTGTAGGGGGTGTTGCTCTGCTTTGTGGAAATGTAATCAATGCCCGGTCTCAGTTCCACGTTGAAAGAGTTTATGACAACAGGTATCTTGTTGAACATGTGATCACCATAACCGTACAAGTGCATGATGGGTGGCGGGTTTCCTTTCAACCCATCTCCGTCATCGTTGCCAAAGAACATTTTTGTGGCTGTCCTTAGGAAATTAACAGTGGCCACCCAGTGCTTGGCGTCCTCGGAATTCTGCACAGGAAACTCTCCTATGATGTTCATCTGATCCACCTGTGAATTTTGGTAAGCATAGTGTGGGTAATTGCTGTGGACCTGATCCATGGCGTTGTAGTTTGCAGAATGTTGTATCACAACTGCCGGTGTCAGTGGCCAGAATATACCACGTGATTCCGCCAATGGCGCCATCAGAGGATTGTTGTCAAAATCAAAGAACTTCTGTAATGGCGATGCATCTGGAACCTGCAATCGCACACGCCAGTCGGTCTTGTCGTTCCTGCCCGACCACTTGGCCCGGGCCTGCACCAGTCTGGAGTCCGTGGAAATACCAGCACCCGTGAGCCTGCTCAGGGTCTTGTTGATAAACCCACCTGCCACGTTCTTTATTATACCGCCCAGTGTCGCCATGTATTATAGGTTGCTTTCCTTTGTAAAATTTCGTATACTTTAACTATATTTATAGGCACAATTTTAGGCGCACTTAATTACTCTAGCGGCACGATTCTAACCGACCTGTTTGTGGTCACTTTGCAGTACATTTTAATATAAAGCGAAAGCGAAAGAATTTATGAAGAGAGTCAAGTACCTAAACAACCGAGATCTGCTGGCACAGATACACGCCAGCAAGAACACCTACTGCTCGTACGTCACGCCCGAAGACGCGGACTACGACATCATCGTGTCCAACCTCAAGAAGATCAATGTGAGGAGCATAGCGGAGGCCAAGAAGGCACGCGCCAAGCGGATGACACAGGAGGCCTGGGAGCAGGCCAAGGATTCGGGAGAGAAGAAGATCAAATTAGTGGACTACACCGTGTCACCCAGGAAGATAGACAAGACAGATCTAGTGTTCCGCGTGATGATGTTCGACCACGTGCCCATGGATGACGAGAGAAAACGCAATCCCAAGAGCACCGCGGACCATCACTCGAAAGTGAACTTCCCACCGTTCCAACACTACAGGATCGACCGGAAGGGCAAACTGAAGTGTGTAGGGAAATCCCATTGGATTGGCGGAATGGACAACGGTCACTTCTCTGCGGATCATGGCAAGATGACAAACCAACTGGCAATGATGTACATGAAGTTGTGTGAGAGATATGGTACCAGGGCAAACTGGAGAGGTTACACCTACAATGACGAGATGCAATCACAGGCATTGATGCAGTTGAGTCAGATTGGTCTACAGTTTGATGAATCAAAATCAGATAACCCATTCGCATATTACACAGCGGCAATAACAAATAGTTTCACGAGGATCCTGAATATCGAGAAGAAAAATCAAGCAATCAGAGACGACCTGTTGGAGTTCAATGGTATGATGCCATCGTTCACCAGACAGAATGAGAACGACACCAGCACAGTCAGTTACAAGAAGAAGATGAAGACAGTGCATGGTGACGTGCATGAGGTCAACAAGACCGGACTGGCCAAGCTCAACAAGGCATTGAAAAAGAAGGGCAAACTGGATGCCGAGGACTTCGAGGAGGTCAAGTTCAAGAACAAGATCGACATGACCAACCACAAACCCGTAGTGAAGAAGAAATGGTAAAAATATGTTTTTCAAGAAGGTAGCCTGTTTCACTGACATACACTTCGGACTCAAGGGCAATTCCAGGGTTCACAATGATGACTGTGAGGCATTCGTCATATGGTTCATAGAACAGGCCAAAGCACACGGATGTGAGACCTGCATATTCCTGGGAGACTGGCACCATCACAGATCGGCCACCAACGTCAGCACGATGAACTACACAGTTTCCAACATAGAGAGATTAGGTAAAGCATTCGAGAAAGTGTACGTGATAATGGGCAACCATGACCTATACTACAGGGACAAGAGGGAGATCAACTCCATGGAGTACATCAGGAACATACCTAACATACACATC